TTGATTCATTTATCGATTCTGCTGAGCAAACAATTTTGCCTTTACTTACGCAATACCAATCATCGGTGACATTTGCCAATGTGGATAATGCCGTCATTTATTTCACAACTATCCGGCCAAATTATTTTGTGCCGGGGCAATCTGTCATTGTTACCGGGGCCGGAACCTACAATGGCACTTACACAGTCACCGATGATCGTATTGAACCATTTACATTTACAGCGGCCACAGCTGCCGCAGATCGCACATATCCATTGCCATTTATCCCGAACGCATTAGCTACATTGAGCGGATCATCAGCTGCACAGCTTTATGCCAGCACACCGCCTATTGAAAACGCAATTTTGGTCGTTTCGGTTGAGATTTTTCAGAGCATTACAGCTCCCGGCAATCAAATCATGTCAGACACATTCCAGCCGCAACCATTTATTTTAGGCCGAAGCCTTACAAATAGAGTGGTTGGGTTACTTGGGCCATTTTTGGATGTTGAGGCAATGTGCCAATGACAATTGAAGCTGACATCAGAACACCATTGCAAACAACACTTTCAACAATTGCTGCCAATGTTTATAACGGCATTCCCGAGACAATGACAAGCCCAAGCATTGTTTTAATCCCGGGAACGCCGTATTTGGAAAGCGTTTTAATCAATGGCGCAACAACTAAAGTTAAAATCAATTTGACTGTCACCGGTGTTGTTGCTTATATGAACAACGCAGCGGCTTTGGACAATTTAGAACAATTGATGATTGACATCATTAGCACAATGCCCGATGGATACGAAGTCGGCGATGTAAATCAACCCCAATCATTGGAAGTCGGTGCGGGTAAATACCTCATTGCCGATTTACAAGTCAGCACCTACTACACCAACTAAGGAGAAATCATGCCAACAACTATCGTGACCGGCAGAGATATCACATTCACCATTGCTGGTGATACTTATGATGCTCAGGCCACATCCGCAATCCTAACTATTGATTCAACAATCAATACATATCAAACTTTGGACGGCAAGGCGTATTTTACGACTGATTCGCAAGGATCGTTTGCTGTTGAAATGCTTGCCGATTGGCCAGCTGGTGGATCATTGTGCAATGCACTTTGGACAGCGGCAGACACAGCACCAAACACACCATTGGCGGTTGTCTTTACAGCTGCATCAGGATCGGTGTTTAATTTTGATGTCCAGCCAATTTTCCCATCAGCTGGAGGCACAGCACCAGATGCACAAACTGTTTCACTAGCATTCACCTGTGTGACCACACCAACACTATAAAAAGGAGATCGGGAGCATGAAACTACAAGTTACAATTGAATTCGTAACGGGGGAGAACGAAACCTATCTTGTTCTCCCACCAGAATTCATGAAATGGGAACAAAAAACTGGAAACACAATTCAGCAAATAGCCGAGAAATTGGGAATTGCCGATTTAATGTTTTTGGCGTATCACTCAATGAAGCGCGAGGCAGCCGGTAAGACTGTTAAGCCATTTGAGGTTTGGTGCGAAACTGTGATTGACATCAGCATTGGAGAAACCGAACACCCAAAAGTTACGAGCCGGGAACAATAAACCGGATCATTTGGGAATTGGCCATTGAAACAGGATTGTCACGATCAGAGTTTCAAACAGCGGAAGATGTTTTTACTGTGTATGACATTTTGAGGAGGCGCAATGGCAACTAAATCATCCAGAGACACCGGCACCTTTTCATTTACTGTTGAGCCTTTAGAATTAAAAAATCTATTTCGGCTTTTGTCTGCATTGCCAAAAGAAGTGCAAGATCAAGTCAGAACCGAAGCTCAAACAATGTCAAAAAGGCTTGCCGGCCAGCTGATGCAATTTGGCCTTGTATCTCCAACACCACAAGCAAAATTGGTAATGGATTCAATTACAACACCACGCGACCGCTTAATTCGTGTTGATATTGGTGGCACAAAGCAGGTTGGCCGTAAGTACGGCGGCAAAACAGGCAAAGGTGGCAAGCGCACAAATCAATCACGAGCCGCCGCCGGAACGTTGTTATGGGGATCAGAATATGGCTCCCATCCCGGCATTGATAGAGCTGGTAGAAGATACACAAACAGATTTAAGGCTCCAGCAAATCCAAGCGGTTATTGGATAACACCAGCTGTTGATTTTTACACGCCGGTTGTGGCAAAAGAATATATTGCAATGGTTCAAACACTTATCAGAGCGAACGGACTAGATTAATGGCAAAAATTCCAAAAGTCACAGTAACCTTTGATGCTGATTTAGATTCACTAAAAAAAGGCGTTAAAGGCGCAACAACCGAGGTTGATTCATTTGGCACTAAGGTTGGGGATTTTAGCAAAAAAGCGGCTTTGGCATTTGCAGCTGTGGCCGCTGCCGCTGGAGCAATGGCAATTAAAATTGGCGTGGATGCTGTCAAAGCTGCCAGCGATTTAAGTGAGACAATTTCAAAGGTTAATGTCTTATTTGGTGACACAGCTAAAGACATTGAAAAATTTGCAGATAGTGCAGCATCATCTTTAGGCCAAACCAAGCAACAAGCGTTGGATGCAGCTGCAACATTTGCCACATTTGGTCGAGCTGCCGGATTAAGCGGCAAGGATTTATCAGGTTTTTCAACCGGCTTTGTCAAATTGGCTTCCGATCTTGCTTCATTTAACAACACATCACCCGAGCAAGCAATCAATGCAATTGGTTCAGCATTACGCGGTGAAGCCGAACCATTGCGTGCGTATGGCGTTTTGCTTGATGATGCATCATTGCGCCAATCCGCTCTGTCATTGGGAATTGTCAAAACTACCAAAGAAGCTTTGACACCACAGCAAAAGGTTTTAGCGGCTCAAGCTCTTATCTACCAGCAAACATCAGCTGCACAAGGCGATTTTGAGCGCACAAGCGATGGCCTAGCCAACAAAACACGCATTCTCACAGCTCAATTGGAAAACGCCAAAGTCACTATTGGCACGGCACTTTTGCCCGTTGTTTTAGAATTGGCAACTTTGTTTTCAGAAAAGGTTATTCCCATCGTCCAACAAGTAGCAAATGCTTTTGGTTCAAATGCCGATGGTATGAGCGGCACATTGCACACTTTGGCAGATGGAATAAAAAGCTTTGTGCAACCTATTTTTGAAGGATTTAAATTAGCGTTTGACAAAATTAAAGCAACTGTAATTGAAAACAAAGATGAATTTCAAGCTTTTTTTGATGTTATTAAGGCAGCGGCTCCAATAATTGGAACTGTAATTGGTAAAGCTTTTAGCATTATTGGCGACATTGCAAGTGTTGTTTTAAACATCATGGCGAATGTTGTCGGAGCTTTGCGAGGATTAGTCAATACAGCAATTGATTTAATAAACATTGCAATTCGAGGTTTTAATTTGTTAAAACCGGGCGCAGACATTTCACCTATTTCTAAAATTGCTACTGGTGGTTCTAGTGGCGGTTTTGCAACAGGAGGCGCGCCGGGTGCAATCTCAGGCGGTATTGGATCAACTGGTGGAGGCGTTACGGGCGGCGTTACGGGCGGCGTTACGGGCGGTGGAACGCTTGGCGGTGGAACGCTTGCTGGTGGAACATCGGGAGGCAGCACAAGCGGTATAGCCGCCGTGACCAAAAAAGTGACAAAAGTGATAGATGATGTCGCTGGTGCATTTGATACTTTTACAAGTGGCACAACGACTCTTGCAGGTGTTATGGCAGCTTCAAATCAACCATTTAGGTTTGGCACATCCGGCGTAAATACAAACACGCTGGCGGGCATTATGGCCGCATCAGCGCAACCAACAGTTACCATTAATGTCAATGCTCCATCAATTATTGATGAGGAGGCATTTAGCCGAGCAACTACAAACGCTTTAAACAATTCATCGTTTAGAGGCACAAACGGAGCCAATAATCTGGTGTTTTTATGACACTTTTCAATCCTGTTTGGCGTGTCACTATTGGCGGCGTTCAATATCAAACAGCCATTTTGGCTAATCTCACGATTACAAGCGGGCGCACCAACATTTACGAGCAAGCCAATGCCGGTTACACAAACCTAGAAATCATCAACCTTGATCAATCAAATGTAACAATTGGCATTAACGATTCGCTGACCATTGAGCTGCAAGATTCAACATCTACATTTGTGCCAATTTTTGGCGGCTCTGTCGTTGATGTAAGCATTACCGTGGCTGAGGTTGGCAGCGTTGATTATGCTCAACGCATTAGAATTGTTGCCTTAGGCGCATTGTCTAGATTGCCAAAAGCATTGACAGATGGCGTGCTGGCACATGATTTTGATGGCGACCAGATTTACACAATTTTGAGCCAAGTATTGTTTGCACAATGGCAACAAGTGCCAGCAGCTTTGACATGGGCAACCTATGATCCAACGACTCAATGGCAAGATGCCGAAAACACGGGATTGGGTGAGATTGACAGGCCGGGCAATTATGAGCTTGCGCAACGCTCATCCAGCAGAACAGATGTTTATTCATTGGTTGCAGCCTTGGCCAGCAGCGGTTTAGGTTATTTGTACGAGTCGCCAACGGGCCAAATCGGGTATGCCGATTCGACACACCGCACAAATTATCTTGCGCTCAATGGTTATGTTGATTTGACAGCCAATCATGCTTTGGCATCAGGTTTAAGCATTCAATCGCGCACAGGCGATGTCCGAAACAACATCACGATTCAATACGGCCAAAATAGTAACAATGAAACCGATGCCAGCGATGCATCCTCAATTGCGCTTTATGGCGAATTATCTCAAATCTTTACAACCACATTGCGACACCTGCACGATGCCGAAGATCAAGCAGATTTCTATCTAGCTCTTAGAGCTTATCCACGCTTTAATTTTAATAATATAACTTATGAGCTAACCAATCCAGAACTGGATGATGCTGACCGCGATGATCTCATTAATGTCTTTATGGGTATGCCGGTCAATGTGGCGGATTTGCCACTTAACATGAATTCTGGAGATTATTTGGGTTTCGTTGAAGGCTGGACATTTTCTGCCCGGTATAATCAGGTCAGCGTTTCCATGATTTTGTCACCGATTGCTTTCTCATTGCAAGCCATGCGATGGAACGATGTGCCGGTGGTAGAGCAATGGAACACAGTCAATCCAACTCTGGATTGGATCAATGCCACGATTGTGGCGTAAGGAGAAAAAATGAGCAATCCAACAAGCAATTTTGGTTGGCAGATGCCAACGGCCACAGATTTGGTTACGGATTTACCAGCTGATTTTGAGGTATTTGGTCAAGCTGTTGATACCGACTTTGTTGATTTACTTGGTGGCACAACTGGTCAAGTCTTATCCAAAGCATCTGGCACAGATTTAGATTTCGCATGGGTTGATCCCGATGTGATTCCATCAACCTATTCAGCCAAAACTGCCTCATACACATTTGCATCAGGCGATGAAGGCAACATCTTCTCGATGAATAATGCTGCAACACAACAATTTAACATTCCAACAGATGCAACTTTTAACTTTGCCGTAGGCACAGAAATAAATGTGTTTTGGATTACTGGAGCAGGTCAGCCGACAATTGGCGCAGTTACACCGGGAACAACAACAGTTATTTCAACAGGTGCAACAAGTGCAACGCCTAAATTGAGAGTGGTTAATTCTGGTGCAACCTGCAAAAAATTGGCTGCAAATTCTTGGATTATTTTTGGAGATTTAGCATAATGACACCAATGTTGGGGATTATGGCAAGTGGTATGAGCGGGAACGCAGCACCCGCTTGGGGCAAAGACTTTACATCTCGAACCTCCATGCCGTCAGCTGCTCTTTGGTATTGCGCAGCTTGGAATGGATCGCGTTGGGTTGCAGTCGCTCAAACTGATCCCGCAGGAACAACGACAACAAAAACCGCTTGGTCTAGTGATGCAATCACATGGAATGCAGTCGCAACAGGCGTAGCATCACGCAATCAAAACATCGTTTGGGACGGCACTTATTTTGTTGTTACCGGTAACAGTAGTGATGAATTTTATTCAACAAATGGTGCAAGTTGGACGCTTGCTACGGGAGCAACGACTCAGCAAAACTTTATCCATAGTGCAACAAATGGGGCTGGAACAACAGTAGCAGTTGCTTACACAACAGGTGGAAACAATCTTAAATACTCAACGACCGGCACATCTTGGACACAAATTACCATTGGAAGCAGCCAGAGACTCAACTCAATTGCTTACGGCAATGCCACTTTTGTGGTTAGTTTAGGTGCTACAGGCAATAGTGTTTATACATCAACAGATGGTATTTCTTGGACTTTGCAAAGCGGTGTCTTACCAGCCACTCAATCCTTTGCACTAGTTTATGGAACAAAGTTTATTGCAATGCCGTACGGAACAACAACAGGTGGATATTCAAGCAATGGCACATCTTGGACATCAATGACAGTACCTGCTGGAAGTTACAATCAAATTGGTTATAGCGGTGGAGTGTATTTAGCTGCCTCCTATGGCACAACCGATGCAATTAGTTCAACAGACGGAATTTCTTGGACTGCTAGAACATTGTCATCTGCACTAACCATTGTAAATGTCAATGGTGGAAATAATAGCTTTGTGCTAATGCCAGGAGACACCGATACCAATGAATACATTACGAGCCCATAAGGATAAATATGAGATATGAAATTAATCCAATCACTTTTGGAGTAACAGTATTTGATGCTGAAGAAGTGCCATTTTTAGTCCAACCGGACTATCCAAACTACGACAAATTTGATTCAATTGAAGAAGCCACTATTTGGGCTGAAGCATTCATTGAGGCACAGAAGCCAGATTCGCTTTATTATGCTCCTACGGGCAAGAACATCGCTGCTCATTTGAAGCCAACTCAAGCTGAGCTTGATGCAATTATTTTGAAAAGATTTGGTGATGAATAATTTTCCACAAGGTACATTGCCGCGTTTAATCCAAGTTGCGCTTGCCGAGGTTGGCACAGCTGAGACTGGAAACAACGAGACAAAGTATGGCAAACACATGAAAGCCGACAAGCTGCCATGGTGTGGGTCATTTCTTAATTGGTGCGCGGATCAAGCTGGTGTGAAAGTGCCAAATGTGGTTAGCACCAAAGCCGGAGCCGAAGCGTTTAAGAAAAACAAGCAATGGCACGAAACACCAAAGATTGGCGATTTTGTTTTCTTTGATTTCATCATTGATGACAAGGTTACAATCAATCACATTGGTTTGGTCATTCGCTGTTCGGAAAAACAGATTGTGACTATTGAAGGCAACACATCAGGCGGTGGGGATCAGCGCAATGGTGGAGAGGTAATGGTGAAATCAAGAACTTTGGGAGCAAGGTCATTTGTTGTTGGCTACGGCCGACCAACTTATGGCGCGTTTTCGGGTGATTTGCCCGACCGACCAAAAGGAGAAAAATAATGGATCAAGCAAAAGCAATGCTGGCATCATGGGCTAGAAGCTCGGTTGCTGGAATGTTGGCCGTCTATATGACTGGCAATACAAACCCAAAAGATTTAGCAATGGGCTTAGTCGCTGGATTAGTACCAATGCTTGCGCGTTGGGCAAATCCAAATGATGTGGCATTCGGTAACAAAAAGTGAGTGTAGGCGAATGGACGGCGGTCGGTGGGCTTGTTATTGCAATGCTGACTGCCATCTATTCGTCAATGAGATTCATGGTGAAATCGATCATGCGAGAGCTGCAACCCAATGGTGGCAATTCTCTCAAGGATCAAGTGAGTAGAATTGAAAACCGCTTGGATCAACTACTGCTTGAAATAGCTTTAAAGAAGTAGCGACACGCCACAATTTACGCGTGATTGTTGAAAATGTCTGCTGTGCCTGTCACTCTGTATTTGGGAGCTGACACACGGCTCCCAGAAACGGGAGCAAAAAAATGACATCAAGTGAAATTGGATTGTTTATATTTATGTTAGTGGCCTGTGTTTTATGGGCCATTTGCAGTTATGCGGTTGGATACAAAGAAGGCCACAAAGACGGCTATCAGCGAGGCAAGGCCGTTGGCCGCCATGCATCAGGTCAGGCGGTGCGCTAATGGCGTTCATGGACTCATACGAAGGCAATAAAGAGCGGACTGACCGGTGGATTGCCACATATCCGCAAGGCCGGCTTGAAACGCACATTATTGAATTTAATGCCGAAAAAGGCTATGTGCTTGTTCAAGCTAAAGCATGGCGCAATCAGACAGAGATTGATCCTGCTGCCATTGATTATGCACATGGCTTTCTTGCAGCTTACAGCGAGAAAATGAGGCGTTGGATGGTTGAGGACACCTGCACATCAGCTTTAATGCGCGTGATGGCTTTGGTTATGGGTGGCACGGAAAAGGCCACACAGGAGGTTATGGCACAGGTGAATGGCAAATCACCAAAGGCAATGGATTATGACTATTGGGCCACCAAATTTGGGGATGTGCCAAGCTATCAGACCAGAGAAGAAGCCGAAGAAATCAAAGACACGGCTTGGGTAGCTGAGACTGTGCCGGGTTGCTCACATGGATCAATGCGATGGAATCAAAGCAAACCCGATGCACCAAAGCCTTGGGCCGGATACTTTTGCAGCGAGAAAATCAAAGAAAAGCAATGCAAACCTCAATGGTATGTATTGACTAGCGATGGCACTTTTAAGCCACAGGTGTGACCATGAGCGGCCCAATTGAGATAATTAATCCAAGAACTATGACCTGCACACTTATGGAAGATGGCGTAATTATTGGTGAATACAAAGTGGAGCAATGCGACAAATGTTCAAGGCTGGTCAAATTTGATGAATTTGGCTATCAAACAGGCTATGACCGCACCGAAAAAGTAATTTGGTTTTGTGGAGATTGCCGATGATAGATCGCATTGAGGAGGTGCAATGCATGATTGCAGCCATATCACATTGCCATGACAGATCAGCCGACCACAGCTCACGCATAGTCAAAAACCTGTCATGGTTTGAGTATGTGGCACAAATGGGCGAATCAATGCTGGCTGAGATGGTTGTGGCCAAGCGGCTTGGTTATGACTATGAACCTGGCATCACATGGGATAAATCTAAAGCCGATGTAGGCGAACACATTGAGGTCAAATGGTCAGCCAATCCCAATAGCAATTTGTGGATACAGGAGAGCGACCGCGAGGATCGTGACATTGCTGTGTTAGTCACAGGCAACGCACCAAAGATGCACATCGTAGGTTGGATGCCCGTAGCTGTGGCCAAGAAGCCGCGATACAAAAACACGAGCCAAAACAATTGGACTGTGCCACAGGTTAATCTGCAACCCATCGAGACATTGATTAGGAGCAATTATGCACATCCTGCAATTTGATTGCGCTATATGCAAGAAGCTTTACGGAAAACCTAAGCAACGCTTTGGTTTAAAAAAAGGTGCTGAATTAACAGAGCATGAATGGTTTGCTCAATGCATGGGATGTGGCACATTTGGCATCAAGATTGTGGATGATGCCCGGATTGCAGAGCTAAGCCAATGAGAAAGTTATCCACAGGTGTTATGCACAGGTGTGCGAAACCTGTTGGAATCGCCCAAGATTACGCTCGGTGTTTGACAGCATCATTACCATCTACACGAGGTAGCGAGCCGGTGAGCCGGATAGCTCGCAGCCGATGTTTGATGGTTTTGGCCGTGCTATGTGTAATTGGCATTACACCGGCTTATGCAACAAAAGATGTTAAACAAACTACATCAATTGATTCATTGAAGCTCTATGCACATTCACGGATCGTGAATTGGCGTGAGATGAAATGCTTTGATGTATTGATTACCAAGGAAAGCAATTGGCGAGTAGAAGCTATCAATCCCAATGGCAATCACTTTGGTTTAGGTCAAATGCGTAACACTAAGTATCGCAACCTTGATGGGTATCGCATGATTGACTGGACTTTGCGCTATATCAATCACAGATATTCTGGAAAGATTTGCGATGGTGCATTGGCACATTGGCGAAAGCATGGGTGGCATTAGTGTCGTATCACTCTCAAAGAGCAGCTAACAGCTCCAAATGGAAGCAAATCAGAAAGCGCATTATTGCTAGAGATCAAGGCATTTGTGCCTACTGTGGGGTAGAAAATGCCACGACTGTGGATCATGTCTTGCCGGTTGCACGTGGGGGTGACGATAACGAGTCCAATTTGGTCTGTGCATGCGTAAGATGCAACACATCGAAAGGAAAGAAGATGCCGTTCGATTTTTTTGAGCCGGTTTCCACAACCAAGCTTACCCGGGGCTTCTTTGTACCCGAAAACGACAGCCAAAGCCATGAATAGTGATGGTCAGGTCATAGTTGAACCCATGCCGGTTGAAATCGTCTCAGATAGGCTGCAATCGGTTTTTGAACCGGTCACAGAGCCTAGAATTCACTCACCGCTCAATGATTTGCCTACACGCGGCTTTGAGCTGATTGATTTTGCTGACCAGATCATTGATGGCGGCTTTATGCCATGGCAAAAGTTTCTGGCCGAGCATTCTCTCAAGATAAAAGCCGATGGCCGCTACCATCATCCAATCTCGGTAGCCACAGTCGCACGCCAAAATGGTAAAAGCACTTACATGATGGCCAGAATCTTGATGGGTCTATTTCATTGGCAAGAAAGTTTGCAGGTTTCCACTGCTCACCGATTGGTGACATCGCTTGAGCAATTTCGGGCAATTGTGCAGATTGTTGAAAGCCATGATGATTTAGCTAAACGGGTCAAGCGCATTAGGTGGCAACATGGAGCTGAGGAGATTGAAACGCTAGAAGGATCGCGTTTTATCATCAAAGCTGGTGGATCAGCAGCTAGAGGTTTATCAAAACCGGAAAGCATCCACATGGATGAAATCCGAGAGCTGCACGACATGGAGACATTTGCCGCAATGCGATACACATTGATGGCGGCCAAAAATCCACAGGTCAATTGCTTTTCCACGGCCGGAGATAGTCATAGCATTGTGCTCAACCAATTACGCGAGCGCGGATTGGCGGCAGCTAGTGGTGCTCCCGATAATGTGGGTTATTTTGAATGGTCGGCACCGACTGATGAAATTTCACTAGAAAACGCAGCTTTTGCAAATCCCGGACTTAACATAACAATTCACCCAGACAATATCCGAGCCGTTTTCAATGATCCTGCCGATGTGGTGCAAACCGAGGTTTTAAATCGTTGGGTTCAAACAATCTCCAGCGTTATTGGGGCCAAAGAATGGCAAGCATGTGGTGACGAAACAATTGACCTTGATATTGACAAGCTGACATGGATGGCGATTGATATTTCACCGGATCGTAGAAATGCAGCATTAGTGGGAGCCCAAAAGCTTGGATCAGAGAGTTTTGTGATAAAGCTGCTTCACACATGGGAAAACACAATACAGTTAGATGATCGGGCAATTGCAAATGATGCAGCGGCTTATTGTCGCAAATATCCAATTGAGTATTTGCTTTACTCACGGCGCACGACCGGGGCAATTGCGGCGCGTATGGTGCCAGCCGGTATTCCAATCCACGACATGGATTCGGCTTACCCGCAAGCATGCGATGAATTGTTAGGTGCCATCAATTCTGGTCGGTTAAAACATCGGAATCAATCAACGCTGACTGAACAAATGCTGTCAGCTGTGCGATTGCGTAAAGGCGATGGTGGGTGGGTTATTGGAAGGCGTGCCAGCGGAACGGCCGTGGCCGCCGCGGTGGCCGCCGCATTATGCACGCACTTTGCGACACGCCCAGAAACGGAAATAGACATTTTAGTGGGTTGATGCTTGACATTTTGAGAAAATGGGTGCATGGGATTATTTGACCGCAAACGCACCATTGAAACAATCGCGCCATCGCGCGGTGCTGATGTTGCTGCACAAATTGGGCCAGCTCCAACACTAGATGCGTTTTATCCATTTGGTGGAGCTGATTATTTGGCAACCCGCGAAGAAGCTATGTCTGTGCCAGCGATTGCTCGCGCTAGGAACATGATTTGTAATTCCATCGCAACAATTCCGCTTATCACGCGCGATAAGGCCACCGGCACAATTATTGACCAACCGATTGTGATTGATGATCCGGATCGTAGAGTGCCGGGGGCTGTTAGTTGGGTATGGGCGTGCGAGGATTTATTATTCACGGGATTTTCATACTTTCAGGTAATGTCGCTTTTTGCCGACACATTTAGAGTAAGAGAAATGTGGCGCGTTGCTCCCAATCGTGTTGGTGTTTTCTTAAACGATAAAGGCACGCAGATTGAGTATTACACAGTTGATGGAATGCAAGTGCCAGATACTGGTGTGGGATCGCTTGTTGTGTTTTATGGCAATGATGAAGGTTTGTTAAATCGAGCCGGTCGCACAATTCGTGCTGGTGCAGAGCTCGAGCGAGCAGCTGCAATGTATGCACGCGAACCTGTGCCATCAATGGTTTTAAAATCTAATGGCACAGCATTGCCAGCTGACCGAATTGCAAAATTGCTTGATGCTTGGGGGGCAGCAAGAAGAAACCGCGGAACGGCATTCCTTAATGCGGACATCACAATGGAAACTGTTGGCTTTACACCAGAGCAAATTGGCCTAAACGCCGCACGCGAAATAATTGCAACCGAGCTTGCACGCGCCGTGGGAATTCCGGCTTACTTTATTGATGCGCCGACTGGATCATCCATGACCTATCAAAACGCCCAGACGGCGCGTCAAACTCTTTTGGATTTTTCGCTGCTCCCGTTGATGAACAGCTTGACCAGCCGGCTTTCAATGCCAGATTTCACGCCATCAACACAGCGAGTTGAATTTGATTTGAAGGCATACCTACGCGGTTCAGAAAAAGAGCGTGCAGAGATTTACAAGATTTTGTTTGACATCGGAGCAATCACTACCGATGAAATTAGACAGATGGAGGACATGATCTCATGAAACTAACAACACCGATGGAAATCACGGCAGCTGATTCGGATTCAAGGACAATCACCGGTCGCATAGTTGCATTTAACGAACAAGCAAATGCAAGCACAGGCAAAGTTACATTTGCTCGTGGATCAATTGTGCCTCAAGATGTTTTTTTAAACCTTGAGCATGACAACACACGCAGAATTGGCAAAAGCATTGCCATGAGTGTCAATGACAAAGAAATGACAGCAACTTTTAAGATTGCTAACACCACAGCCGGCACCGATGCGCTCACAGAGGCAATGGAAGGCTTACGCGATGGTTTTAGCATTGAACTAGCTGTTGATAATTATGAAATGCAAAAGGATGGCACAATGAAAGTTTTGAATGGCCAACTTAAAGGCGTTGCGCTTGTTACCGAACCAGCTGTTCGCTCAGCTCGTGTTTCAGAGGTAGCAGCATCAGAAGATTCTGAAACTGAAACAGTTACAGAGACAACAAACCCAAATGAAGGAGACAAAGTGGATAACACTACCGAAAACACCGCTCCTGCCGCTGAACCGGTAGAGGCTCCAGCTGAAGCTGTGCAGGCATCACGACCTGCCTATTACACAGCACCACGATCACCAATTGTGTCTAAGGTTTCATACCTTGAGCACTATCTAAAGGCAACAATTCTTCATGATGAAGATTCACGCCAATATGTAAAGGCAGCAGATAACACAACAAGCACAGCACCCGGAATGGTGCCAACACCACAAAGCACACAGGTTGTTAATGCATTGGCTAACGCTGATCGCGGAATGATTGATGCGCTAAGCCGTGAAACGCTTGTGGGCGAAGGAATGACATTTGAAATTCCAAAGGTTACAGCCGTTCCAACTGTTGCAAACATTGCGGAAAATGCAGCCGTTACAGAATCAAACCTTTCTGCAACATTTATAAGCGTTCCCGTACAATCATTTAAAGGTCGCGCAATCTCAACTGTCGAGCTCATTGATAGATCACGGCCTGAATATCTAACGGCCTTGTTAGCTAATCTTGAGTTTGCCTACGCAAAAGTAACTGATGAATTTGCCGTTGGCACAATTGCTGGTGCAGGTCAGCAAACTGGTGTTAATGCAAACTCAGCAACAGGATTCTTGGCTTACACATCTCAAGCTGCTGGTGCTGTTTATTCATCATCACTCGGCTTTGCTCGTAACATCGTTGTTTCTCCTGGACAATGGACAAATATCATGGGTTATAACGACAATGGCGCACCGCTATACAACGCAGCGCAACCATCAAATGCAGCCGGAAATGTGAGAGGCGATTCATTGCGCGGTGTAGTTTCACCGGGTCTTAATCTCTTTGTTTCTCGCTCAATTGGCAACGCTGGCCCAACAACATCAACCGGAGATTTCTCAATGGTTGTTGTCAATCCAGATGCTTGGACATGGTATGAGTCACCACGCTTTACATTGCGCACAGCAATCCAGAGCGATGGAACCATTGACATTCTTTACTACGGCTATGCAGCAATTGCTCCAAAGATTCCATTTGGCGCATGCTGGAACCAGACCTGAGCCGACTAACAAATCACTATCGGTAGCGGTCGCTCCCGAACGCTACTGACACGAAAGGAACCGAGATGCCAGCAATAGTCACAGCCTCACAGCTACGATCCATTCTTGGTGTCTCGGTTTCTTTATATTCTGACGCACAGCTTGATTCATTTATCGATTCTGCTGAGCAAACAATTTTGCCTTTACTTACGCAATACCAATCATCGGTGACATTTGCCAATGTGGATAATGCCGTCATTTATTTCACAACTATCCGGCCAAATTATTTCGTGCCGGGGCAATCTGTCATTGTTACCGGGGCCGGAACCTACAATGGCACTTACACAGTCACCGATGATCGTATTGAACCATTTACATTTACAGCGGCCACAGCTGCCGCAGATCGCACATATCCA